ACTACAACCACAACTGCGGCACCTGCGGATACAGCAGCCACAACAACAGATACAGCAACTACGCCTGTAACTACTGAAACAACAACGGTTGAAACTACGCCTAGCAATACTGCTACTGACACAACTGAAGAAACGCAAGACGTTTTACTTGGTGGTGAAAAGCCGTCTGCTGAGCAGCAAGTTCAATACACTGATTTTCAAATGCCTGAAGGTTTTACGTTAAATCCTGAAGATCAAACTGTACTTCATGAACTTGGTCAACAATTCAAAATGCCGCAAGAAGCTGTGCAAAAGCTTGTTGATTTGGGCGTTCAAATGCAGCAACGACAAGTACAAGAGCAATTGAAAACTGTTGCTTCATGGGTCGATGCTGCGAAAGCCGACAAAGAATATGGCGGGGAAAATCTGCAAAAGAACCTGTTGACAGCGCAGCGCGCCTTCAGCTTACCGCGTGGCGACAAAATCTCTAATATTCTTCATAAGAGCGGACTTGGTAATCACCCTGATGTTATTGGCTTTATGACCGAAGTAGGCAAGTTGTTAGAACCTGACACTATGACTACAGGTAAAGGGACAAATACAGCGGGTACCAGTCTTGGCAAGCTTTGGTATGGCGATGATAAATAACTAACAGAGGGCTGAATATGTCTGTAATCGCACAATTACAACCGACCTTGATGGATTTATCTGCACGTTACGGACAAACACCCGAAAGTGCAGTTATTGAAATCCTCAGTGCAAGCAATGAATTGCTTGACGACATGGTTTGGGTTGAAGCAAATGACGGTACTGGTCATAAAACAACAATTCGCACAGGTTTACCTAAGGGTGCTTGGCGTTTACTAAACTACGGTGTGCCTAGTGAAAAAGCTGCTACAGCGGCAATTCGTGATACTTGTGGACTTTTAGAGACATATTCAGAAGTTGATAAAAAACTTTATGAAATGGAACAAAACCCTCAAGAGTGGCGTGCAAGTGAAGATGCGGCATTTGTAGAGGGCCTAAGTCAGACTATGGGTGAAACCATCTTATATGGTAACTCTCGTGATACTCCCGCTGCATTTACAGGTTTTGCGCCACGCTTTAATGACATTGCTCAAACAAATCCTGCAAATAAACGAAATATTCTTGATGCAGGCGGTACAGGTAATAACAACACTTCAATTTGGGTTGTTGTTTGGCATAAAGATACGGTTCACGGGATTTATCCACGTGGTACAAAAGCGGGTCTTCAAATTCGTAACTTGGGTGAAGCAACTGATAAAGATGCGAACGGCTTAATGCATCAAGTACTCCGTACACACTTTGAATGGAATGCGGGTATTACTGTGCGTGATTGGCGTGCATTGGTGCGAATTGCAAATATCGATGTGGCTGCTCTTACAAAAGATGCAAGCGCAGGTGCCGACTTGTTTGATCTATTAGCTCAAGCTGTTGAGCTTTTACCACGCAAAACAAGTGGTCGTGTAGCGATTTATGCTAACCGCACAATCT